AAGCATGTCGATATCTTTCCTGGGGTCTGGCGGGAGTCCACTTATCGTGGCCCTGCCCTACCTGTTAACCCAAGTACAGTTGGTTTTCCGCCCGACAATGTATCTAGCAATAGTGCGCTAGATGCTTGGGGGGCGAAAGCTATCGCCAACTGCAAGCCTACCAATTCAGTGGCAGACGCATCCACTTTCCTGGGCGAGCTTTACCGTGAGGGGATTCCCCACATGGTAGGTTCGTCCACTTGGAAAGCAAGGAATCGTGTCGCGCATAATGCGGGACACGAGTACTTGAACGTAGTGTTTGGATGGCAACCTCTCGTACACGACATTAGCTCTTTTGCTAAAGCCGTGAGGCATGCTAACACTGTTCTTGAACAGTATGAGCGTGACTCAGGAGGGGTTGTTCGTCGTAAGTACCACTTCCCTGAGAAGACGACGACGGAAGTAACCACCGTTGCCGTTGGGGCGCAACCTTATGGCCCCAACAGCACGGATTGCTTCTCGCCGCCGTATGGCGACTTGATTAGGGTCCGTGAAACGACCCAAAGTAGGTGGTTTAGCGGTGCATTTACGTACCATTTGCCTCTCGGATATGACTCCCGAAATGCGATGGCCCGTTATGCAGCGCGCGCCGAAGTACTTCTCGGCATAACCCCTACTCCAGAAACACTCTGGAATCTTGCGCCATGGAGCTGGGCTGTAGATTGGTTTTCCAGCACGGGAGATGTCATTTCGAATCTCACGAGCTGGGCGACTGATGGCCTGGTTATGCGGTATGGGTACATGATGGAACATACCATCGTGAAAGATACCTATACCCTCACGCGATCCGGCCTTTCGGGCGGATCAAATGTGCCTCCCCTAACCTTGGTTACTGAAACCAAGATAAGACGGAGGGCAAACCCCTTTGGTTTTGGCTTGACTTGGAGTGGCTTGTCACCACGCCAGCTTGCCATAGCTGCCGCTCTTGGACTTTCCAAGATCGGATAGCGGTACGATAAACGTACTGCGTCAACTACCAGTTCGCTAGCCTTTGCAAGCTAGGGAACGTAAGGAGCAATGCCTATGTCGTTCGCCGATCCACAGACTGTCACCATTTCGGGGGTGACGACGCCTCTCCCACGCGTAAGCGTGGGTGCAAACCAGGCGACGTATACCTCCGGTGACGGTCTCATCAGCATGAACGGTTCCAACGCCTACGGGCGAAGGATCCGTCGCGTGCTGAGGCTTGACCATCGGAAGCTGAGCCCCAGTCCGTATGTCCCGACCGAGAACATCGATGTGTCGATGAGTAATTACATCGTCTTCGATGTTCCCAAGATCGGGTACACGCCGGCTGAGGCTCTGGCCGTGTACGTGGGTTTCAAGACCCAGTTCACTGCCGCGTCCGATGCCCTCATCAGCAAGCTTCTTGCTGGAGAGAGCTGATTGGGTAAAGCTAAGGCGGTTGTTTCCGCCCGAGTTGAGGAAGATGGCAGCATAAAAGTTGCCATTAATGTGATTCAGGGCCCAGTTGGGCTCTGGATCACGTTCCTCATTCCCAAATCAGGTCTGGAATGGGACATTAATGCCTTTGGCAACAATGTCACATTCTTGGTGAGCCCTTAGGCTAAGGAGAAGTTTAACCTCTATTTAAGGAGGGCTTCTGAAAAGCCTAATGTTGCTCTGGAAGGTAATGGCTGAAGAATCGGCCATTAGATGTTGCACTAGCACCACCCGCGACCTTAAAACGGTTGCGGGACGTATCGAACATGAGGGGCTATCTTTTCTTACGATAACCCTACCTACCTTTGGAAAGGACTTCGAAAAAAGTCTCGACCTTGGGTATGTTGATCGACGTCTTTTCTCTTCTTTTAGGAGAAAAGCAGAGCTCCCCCGATTTCTCGGAGGTTTTCTGGATCGTGTGTTCGATCGTGATAGTGGTCTGTTGCTCACAGACCCCTGCATTGATTCAATTCTTGCCATTCGTCAGTTAACACTGATGTTTGGTAAGATTTCCTTGCCTTGCAGTGATGCAAGGACTCGGAAAGCAATGCGTGGGTTTGTTTTGTGTGAGCAGGATGTCCGCGACGCGGATGCAATGAGATCAACTCAACAAAGAGCTGATTTTCGGCGCATTTCGTCGTTGCTTTTCGCTAGTATGTTCACTAAGATAGATAGCGATATCTACCACGGTGACTACTGGCCTAAGCACGGTCCGGGTTATACCGCCGATCGTATTCTGGGTAACCAGAAATACGTTCCGCGAACCTGGACGTCCCGGCTGGATCAAATCTTCCGTGTGGAAGAAATGATTATCCCGAATAGTCGTTATTACGACTCTCTGGACCAGGTGGACATCCTCGAACCTGGGTCAGAAACGCCTGTTAAGGTCGTTTCTGTCCCTAAGACGCTAAAGACACCTCGGATCATTGCCATGGAGCCGGTTGCTATGCAGTATGCACAGCAGTCGGTTCTTGGCTTGATCCGAAAGTATCTGGAGGAGGATGACTCCCTCTCCAGACTTATCGGAATCCCTGATCAGGAGCCTAATCAGGCTCTTGCAAGAGAAGGCTCCCTATATGGGATGCTTGCGACGCTCGATATGAGTGACGCTTCCGATCGTGTCTCTAATCAGCTCGTGCGAGAGATGTTCGGTCCATGGCCTTGGTTGAATAAGGCGGTGGACGCGAGTCGCTCGCGGAAGGCTGAAGTACCTGACCACGGAGTAATCCGTTTGGCCAAGTTCGCATCTATGGGTTCAGCTCTCACCTTCCCAGTGGAGGCAATGGTATTTCTTACCATGATCTTCATGGGGATTGAGCGAGAGCTCAACAGACCCCTTGGTCGCAAAGATATTAACTATTTTTGCGGCAAGGTGCGTGTCTACGGAGACGATATTATCGTCCCTGTAGATTATGTGCATACCGTTGTCCAGGTGCTCGAGGATTTTGGTTCTCGAGTTAACCAAGGCAAGTCTTTCTGGACCGGTCGGTTCAGAGAGTCTTGCGGTAGGGAGTATTTTGCAGGTCAGGACGTTAGTATTGTCCGGGTCCGCGATCTACTACCTACACAACGGCAGCATGCTACTCGATTCGTCTCACTAGTTGCCTTTCGTAATCAGCTATATTTTGCTGGTTACTGGCAAACGTGCAGATGGATTGATGATCTCATCCGTAAAGTGTTTCGACACTTTCCGGTTGTTGATTCATCAAGCCGAGTGCTAGGGAGACATTCATTCCTTGGCTATGAAAGCCAGAGAATGGATACCCAATTACATTCCCCTCTTGTCAAGGGGTTTGTAATAAAGGCCCAACCTCCTCGAGACTTTCTCGATGAGGAAGGTGCCCTGCTCAAGTGCCTTCTGAGCATGGGTCAGTCAATCGACGACTCTTCTGTCCCTCTCACTCCCAAAATGGAGTGGAGGCGCAGACTAGACCGCGCGATTGTACCTACCCAAGCAGACGAAGATCACTTGGAGCGTGCTGGACGCCCCAAGCGCGTCGACATCAAGCTTGGATGGTATTCCCCGTTTTAATAGGGAATAGGGGGGTAACCCCTTGCGGGAGATCTACGCTTAGATATGAGCACCCGTAGTTTGGTGTTTTATCTTCGTAGTGTCTCACGGAGGCTCGGCCCCTAGCCGCACTGGCTAGGTTCCTCGCCTCGGG